TGCTCTTACGCACCCTAAAGAGACTTGGCTACGGTCTCACTTTGATTTTATTAGCGCCGATGGCAGAACTCTTGTGGAGGCTAAGAATTACAACGCAGCCGTCCGTAACAAGTTTGATGCGGAAGCTAACATTATTCCTCACGCGGATATGGCGCAAATTATCCACGAAGCAACCGTTCACCAAGTTGATAGAGTGGTACTTGCAGTCCTCTTTGGTGGACAAGAGTTTTGCACTTTTGACTTTACTATCACGCCGGAGCAAAAAGAAGCGCTAATAAAAGACATGGCTAGGTTTTGGGGAGCAGTAGAGACCAATACCCCGCTAGACCCTGAGACAACAGAGCAGACCAAACTCATCTATTCCAAGGATAACGGCTCAACAGTCTATGCCAATGCACAAGTAGAGCGAGCAGTACACCAGCTCAAGAATTGCAAGGCGCAGATTAAAGAACTGGAAGAGTCCGAAGAGCAGCTCTTGACGGCATTACAGGGCTTTATGAGAGAAGGCTCAGAGCTTTTAGGAGTGGATGGCAAGGTGTTGGCTACTTGGAAGGCTAGCAAGGCTTCTAAGCGCTTTCAGGCGGATTTATTTAAAGCCGCTATGCCAGACATATACGACCAATTCATTATGGAGGCTCCGGGTTCACGCCGGTTCTTAGTCAAATGAATAATTTAGATAAATTTATTGAAGCTGGTTCTTTACTAGGAATATTTATTTCAGTTTGGTTAGCTATTTTTGTATTAAGTGTTGTTTTAATCAAACTTATTATAGGAGCGCCTATTAAATGAACTCGATTGAAATGTTAAAAGAAGTAATTAACGGTCTTGACAATGTTATTACAGATACCGAAAAAAATGATGGTCTGGTTTGGCTTGCCAAAGAGGTTAAAAAGGATTTATTAAATGTTATTAAATCCATTCAGCGTGAACAAGGAAGAATCGCATGAATCAAATTGATATAGCAGTCTGGATTATGGCTGTTAGTTCAGTCATAGATACTATTTACACTTTATCGGAGATGATTCATGTCTAATATCGTACCGTTTGGAGAGATGCAGAGCATGGCTGAGGCTATTGCTAAATCAGGGCTATTTGGCATGAAGGACACCAATAGCGTATTGGCTTTAATGGCTGTGGCTCAGGCAGAAGGATTACATCCTGCTACCGCAGCTAGGGATTACCATATCATCCAAGGGCGTCCAGCTCTGAAGGCGGATGCTATGCTAGCGAGGTTCCAAGCCGCCGGAGGGAAAGTCGATTGGAAGATTTATACCGACCAAAATGTAACCGGAATCTTCACGCACCCCAATGGCGGCTCTTTGGAACTCTCTTGGACGATTGAGCAAGCTCGTAAGATTGGCTTAATCAAGTCTGGCGGCGGATGGGAAAAGTATCCACGCGCTATGCTTCGCGCCCGAGTAGTCTCTGAAGGTATTAGAACTATCTATCCGGGCTGTGTCATTGGCACCTATACGCCTGAAGAAGTCGAAGACTTTGACACGCCAAAAAATGAAAAATTTATGGGGCGGGGAGAGGTAAACATAACGCCTCCTCCTATTACCATAGAAAACCTTAGAGAAGACCCAGTAAGCATTACGGTTGATGTAGAGCCTAGCGCTCCTACTTATGCCCTCATGCTACCGGACGGCACCATCTATTCAAAGCATGAAGAGATTGAAGGATGGATTGCTGCTTACGCAGATTTATTTGTCCGTATCAGAGACTCAGCAAAAATCAAAGAGGATGAGAAGCACGCAAAGATTGACGCGCTCAAGAAGGCGAACTACATTGTCCTTGGTGTTATGAGCGCTGTGCAGAAGTCTCAAGTGTTAGCGGCTATTGCGCCTAAGGGAGTACAGGAAAGCCCAAAGGAACATGGCAGCCAATCAACTACGGAAGCGGAAGTTACGATGGAGTCCCCGCAGGGATGAACCAAAGGGATGCGGTGCTGCATTGGTTGAAGACTCGACCATTGACGCCGCTAGAAGCCTTGGAACATATAGGAACGATGAGATTGGCTGCTCATATTGAGGTGCTAAGGAAGTCTGGACACAACATTAGAACTGAAGATGTTAAACAAAACGGAAAGAGTTTTGCCCGTTACCACTTAATACAAAGGAAATAGCATGGCGCATATACCAAGTGAAGGCAAAGGAATTTTGTCTCGTAATCAAAAGAAAGCAAGCGAGAAATCGCCGGATTGGAAAGGGCAGATAAGAGTTAATGGAGAAGATATTAAGCTGGCGGGATGGGTCAAGGATGTGGGTTACGGTCCATTCATTACATTGTCCGTTGATAATTGGAAGCCCGAAGGACAACAAAGCTACCCAAGAGATGTTACCCCTGATGCCGGAGATGTACCCTTTTAAGGAAAATGATTATGAAAAAATTGACTGCGATTGTATTGTTTGTTTTGTTGAGCGCAAATTGTTTTGCAGCCACCAAATGTGAGCCTGACGGACGCGGCGGTATGTGCTGTTGGGATACTAATACTGATGGTCCTTTTAAACCGATAAGCTGCTAATGTTTTTTTTGACACTTCCGCTCCCTCCTAGCGTTAATTCCTACCGGACTATTTTTAGAGGAAGGATGAATATTACAAAGGCGGGGCGGGAGTTCAAGGCGGCTGTTGCAGATTATGTTGTTGAGTACAAGGTTCCTAAACTTGGAGATAGTAAATTGAAAGTAACGATGGTGCTGTTTCCAAGAGACAAGCGCAAGATAGATATTGATAACCGTATCAAAGCAGTCTTAGATGCGCTTGAGGATGCTGGAGTATTCAACAATGATTTTCAGGTTGACCACTTAGAAATCATAAGGGGTGAGCCGGTCAAGAATGGTGGAATCAGAGTGATGATTGAGACCATTGATAAGACCTCCTCAAGCCTGAATGAGAGTCCCTCAGCGGACAGTTAGGACACTTACGGGGCAGAGTATTCGGGCAGCCCCACTAACAAGGATTGATTATGACCACTTTTACAACTGAAGATAGAGAGAACGCAATGACTGAAGAAGTTAAACCAAGACCGCATTTATTTATTGCGACTCCAATGTACGGCGGAATGTGTGCCGGTTTTTATACCCAGAGCATTGTGCTGATGCAAAAGCATTTAAACGAGATTGGCGTTGATGTTACCTTCTCTTTTATGTTTAATGAGTCTTTGATTACTCGCGCCCGTAACGCCTTGGTTAAAGGGTTTCTAGCCAGTAATGCAACTCACTTGATGTTCATTGATGCAGACATTCGTTTTAACCCTGCTCAAATGCCACGCATGATTGAAGTGGATAAAGACATTATTTGCGGTATCTATCCTAAAAAAGAAATTAACTGGGGCAGCGTTAAAGCCGCTATGGACTCCAAGGTTGAAGACGATAAGCTCAAGTATTACACCGGCTCTTTTGTTGTAAACCTTGTGGATTACTCTGGTTCAGTCACCGTACCAGTCAATGAGCCAGTAGAGATATGGAACGGCGGTACAGGCTTTATGTTAATTAAACGAGAAGTCTTTGAGCAGCTTGCAGATAAAGTGCCTTCCTATACCAACAATGTACTGGACTTAGCTGGCACTCTCAAAGCAGATGAGATAAGGGAATACTTCACAACCAGCATTGAGCCAATCAATAACACTTTGCTTTCCGAGGACTATCATTTTTGCAAGCTAGCGCGAGATAACGGTATCAAGGTATGGGCTGCGCCTTGGGTAAGTCTAGGTCACATGGGTAGCTATTTGTTTGAAGGTCAACTTATTCCAGCGCCATGAAGTTTAGTCAAGACTGGTTTACCCATAATATCCCTAGCTTCTTAGATGTTCAAAAAAGAATTGGCAAGATTGAATCTATCTTAGAAGTAGGGTGTTTTGAAGGCAGGGCAACTTGCTGGATGCTGGAGAATATGCTTTCAGAGACCGGCACCATTACTTGCGTAGATACTTTTAAAGGTGGTGAAGAGCATAGCAATTTAGAGCTAGGTTCTCTTGAATTGCAATTTAATGAGAATGTTAAAGAGGTTAGGAAAGAAGCTCAGAATGTTGAGACTGTCCCATTAGACTCTTATACAGGACTGGGATACTTAATTCGCAATCAAAAGCTATACGACTTTATCTACATTGATGGCAGTCATATAGCACCAGATGTATTGACGGACGCTTGCATGGCTTTTGGGATGCTTAAAAAGGGCGGCATCATGTTATTTGATGATTACCTATGGAGAGCTGTGCCAAGTATCTTGCATCGTCCCAAAATCGCTATTGACGCCTTTACTGCAATTTTTGAGGAAAGAGCCAATATTTGTATTTTGGGTTACCAGTTAGGTATTCAAAAGATTTAACGAATGGGGGAGGCTCCGGCTTCCCCTAACACCCAATGATTCATAGTTTTACTTTTAACCAGATACGCTCATGCAGCCAGTACAGAGCTATTTTGGTAAACAGTTCTACAAACGCAATAGAGAAGGCAAGAGAAGCGTGTCCTGTGATAATCCAAGACAGCACAAAAGTATCAAGGCTTCCTGTAATACGCCAAGTGACTGCCTTTAATAATGACTTGTAGTGTGAATCCATTAACGGCATCCCCATCTGCGTCTAGCTGCCTTGCCTCGTTCACCTTTCCAATTCTTAGAACGCGCACAAAATGATTTATGTCTTGGTCCTGATTTCGTTGGTGCTTTTAATTTGCTTCCTGTTGCTCGGTTGTATTTCTTTCTTCCTTTGGCTGTTAATCCTCCGCCTCGAGATACGGGCAACTTCTCGCCACGACCAACAGAAAGATTAGGTTTATCTGACATTATTTAGCTATATTGCCGCCAACGGGATAAATAGCTCCTGCTGGAGCTTGAGTAAATGCTTTTTCGCCTTGCTGAACATGACCATTATTCCAAGGGCTTTCCATAATCGGACCATAGCAACTAGCCAGCTTTACGCCATTAACCGGTTGAGCTTGGATTTCACAGGGAAAACTCCACATATTGCTCATGCCCGTTGTAGGTGTTTGTCCTACAGTAAAGGTTCTGACTACTGCGGTAACAGTAGTCCAACTTGGACCTTGTGGATAACTTGTTTGTGGAGGGATGCCAAACAATGACCATACTTTGCCGGGGGCAGAATCGCATGAGCCATTCATTAAATCTAGGTTGGCAACACTATCACCGTTAAGAATAGGGCAAACAGCCATACCCTCTTTAAAGACTTTGCCATCAACAGTCATTGTCTTGCCAGTAGGAGTAGTGGCGGATGCCGCGCATAGGGCATATTGACCATGACAAATAGCAATATTGTGTGCAAAAGAACATCCAGCCATCACAATACCTACTAAGAATACAAGTGCTTTTTTCATGCCATATCCTTTAAGAATAGTAATTCTTCAGCTTGTCTGCGTCTGAGTAAGCCAGCCATGTGATGACCAGCAGCCATATCCCATTTTTCAAACTCATGCGCGGCACCTTCATGGTCTCCGGCATTTAATTTTTTAAGCAATGTGGAATTATTAAGATTACCGCATCCACAATTAAAAGCAAAATCAACCAGAGCATCGAACTCATTTTGGGTAATCTCCACGGTTACCTTAGAATTAACATCGGCAGCAGCCTTGGCTACATCTTGCATTAAATAGTTTTCAGCTTGCTCTTGAGTAATTGTCATGCCTGAATGGACTTCAGGACCGGTATGCCCGTATCCAATAGTCCAAGGGTCACCACCAGTAGCAGGGTCAGGGTAAGCAGCAAGCCTAACGCCTTCAAAGCCTTCAGTTAAATGGAGACCATCTTTAGAGTATTTGTAATTATTCATCTGCGCTACCTATCTTAATTCCTGTGATTAAACCAATAAATCCGCCAATAATTGTCTGAAACGCTGGACCGACTATTTCAAATAGCTTGTTGTTATCTACTTGTGGATTAAAAAATCCAAACATAAACACGGTTACCATTGAAAGAACGGTCACGCATAAAGTAAAAGAAGCAATCATGGTCACCCAAGTAGCTAATTGTTCTCTATTCATTTTGTTACTTCGTCATATTGGGCGTAGCAGGATTGGAGGGCTGCTCTGAGTTTGTCGGC